ACTGGAGTTCAGACGTGTGCTCTTCCGATCTATCCCTGGACTTCCCCAATGTAACACCGTTACAAATATCAATTCTGTAACCAATAGTAACAATATTGTAACTGTACAATGCTATTCATTAGTGCTACTATATAATCAAACATTTAGACAAGAAAGAGGTTTAATAATGGAATCAAATTATAGATTTTTTAAACTTACAGAAATTTCATCACAAAGCGCATTGATACCATTTGCAACGGCTCCTATTGAGTTTGAAAGTGGTTATACTGCCTATGTAGTTTCTGGTGGCGCTGTGTATATTAGGCTTAATTTTGATAAAAACCATAATTTAGAGGTTGATATTTTAATGACTGATTTAGTGGAGGATTTGAATAATGACCAAGAAGACAATTAAACAATTAGAACTAATGATGCGAAGGGAAGTTATGAGATTAGAAAAGTTCTTTACTGAAGACTATTTAATTAATTCAAGAACTGAGAATATACTTTCGGAACGAGTAAGAGCCATAGAGGGAAAAGATATTGTTTTGTCAATTAGTAACATTTTAGCAAAGTGTGATTTCTGCCATAATAATACATACCGTTATAAATGTCTAAAGAATATGCCTTGCTCAACATGCATTTATAATTTTCTTAATAAGCGATTAACTGATATGAAAAACGAGAATAAAAAAGGTTCAGGTAATACCTGAACCTTTTTATATTAACTTGCGGCTATTAACGCACCATTAACTAAGCAAGTAGAATCTGCGCTACGTTTTCCTTTTGTTGTAGCTCCCTCACCCCAAGTCATCCCAAAACCGCCATATTGACATTGCAGCCCTACAGCATTAGAAGAACCGTAAACGGGTGATATTACTATACTACCACTTCCAGAACGCAGTACGGTATCACAACCTTTAGCGGTAAGACTTTCAAAATGGACAGTGCTTGCAGCAGTACAGTTAAAAGCCGCGCTATAATTACCAGCGGTGACGTTATTTACTATAATGTTTTTTCCTGTTACTGTGCAGCTTTGGAAATCTAATTTTGCCGTATTCGTTAAATTCTGTAATTGTATATTATAACATCTTGCAAACGTGCAACTAGCAGCAAAACCGTAAGAATTGCTATTTCCTCCATAGATTACGCATGCTTGCGCCATATTCCTAACTGTAAAGCCTTTAGTAACATTGTTAAGGAGCCAATAAGTAACGCCCGGCCTATTTCCATAGGTTCTAATAGCGTTAAATAAACTATTCATGGGTGAATCTTCACTCAATCCATCTCCCATAGCTGTTTTACTTTCATCAACATATACCGTGAATTCTTCATGAGAAATTCCTTTTTGAATGTCACCATAACCAAAAGGCATGAATCTTCCGCACAATGATTTATCATTTCCAGCGGCTACCGTTCTAATTCCGTAATAATCAACAATAACGCATTCTTGTTCATATCCTGAATAAGGAATAGGGATAATCCACCATTGCTTGATATTACCGGTTTCAAGGTCGAATGTTGCAATCCTTGTTTCCGCCTGCGGATATGCTTCGTTAAGGAATACGCTGGAAGATAAACACCACATACCATTATAACAGAAAGAACCTTGTGTCACTGTATACTGGAACGAGTTAGGAAGCAACGGGTTAGGCCTATTAGCATGATTCAGTTGAACTTGATGAATTAATTCCCAAGTATCAGGGTTATAGATATACAACCCCCCGCCATAAACGTATAAACATCTGTTAACTGGATCATAAGCAACATTAGAAACCGGCGCTGTAATTTCAGGCAACGTCTTTTTAGTCCATGGACCCTTGTAACTTTTCGATGTGCAAATGGTTCCGTTATCGGTCATAGGTGCAACGTAGTAAGTTGAAGTATATCCATTAAATGTAATATCGTTACCATGCCCCAATATATCCGGCCCTGTGGTTACCGCCTCAACCTTAAAATCTTTATTATAAAGTATTACTTGATGTTCTGCTGATAACGTAACATATTGGTTGTTTTCCCCCGTATAATTAATGTCAACGCAACATCCGCCCTGAATAGTCGATGTTATACGAGAATCACTTTGAATATAGTCATAGCCATTAGTGTTTATATCAATATTTTTAGTATATACAACGCCAGCATTTGCGGTTAAATTGTAATTATTCAGATATTTTTTATCTATATACTGAGGATTAGTTAAATTAAATTCCCCGCTAATATTGCAAGGCGTGTTAGTATTACTAGCATAATTAATTAAAGAGGTTAAAGATGTGTCAATGCTAGAACTGGCGTTTGTTGCTCCGAATTCTTTTAGCGTAGGGGTTCCGATGGGGCACGGGTACGCATATAAACCATTAGAAACAGGTATTTCAAAATCAAATTGTTTAGGTTTATGAATCCAATATAGGCAAGCTCCGTCTGTGTTTATACCTTGGTATGACGCGGTAATCGCTACAGAATTATTTACTATAGCGCTGTCAGTTTTCATAGCGTCAACGTTTAAATAGAAAGTAGGCGCTTTAAGGAACGCCGCGATAATAGCAGCAAGTTCGCCGTTCTTTTTCATTTCTTCTAATTTATTATTAATTTCTTCTTGAACATCAAGATTTTTAAAATAATTATTGATATATTCAAGCGCATTATTTAAAGTTTTTTCAAAATCATCTGTTTTGGCGGAAAGCGCTTTAAAACCTTCAATTGCCTTTTTTACTTCACTAATAATCCAATCAAGGTTTAGGTCGTGGAAATTGCTATATGGAAATTGTTCAAAAGCCATTATAATCATCCTTTCACTAATAAACTAAAAGACAAAACCGGTCTTTAAACTGTTCAATTATATAATCCTGTACTATGAATTTAGAGACGTTGACCTCGCTAAGGAGCATATCTTGACTTGTAGTCACCCCTATGTTTCCATACATATGCCCATTATGTGCGCCTATCGAAGAACCATTTGAATTATCAGTATTTGTATTATCTACTATATTGTTGTCACTGTCTGTAAGTCCTTTGTTAAATGCGTTTACCTGATGTTTTGAAGTGCCGTTACTGGTACCGGTTGAGTTAGAATGTGATTGATTAGAATCTAGCCACTCCTCGAATCGGTCATAATTATAAATAGGGTCATATTCTAATTGCATAGCGTCATACATTCTTTGCCAGCTATCAAGCTGGCCTTGTGACCAGAAGCCAATAGCGTTCTTCATAGTGTTAGGTTCAGGGTATATGACCTCAAGCTCTGCAAGCTCTAGTAAAATGTTATTAATAATTAGTTCTTTATCCATGCCTGTCGGCACTACGAATTTATCAAAAATTGAATCATCATAGTTATACAGGCCTAGAATTGACAGCCAAGCCTTCATTCATAGCACCTCCCCCATTCTCTAAAGGATTTACACGCCAATCAACAGAAATCAAATCAGCTTGAAACATATTGTTAGCTTTCTCGCATTGTTTTTTTAATGTTTTTAGCCACATATCGCAGCGTGTAAAGGTTTCTACATTATTAGCGTTAACCTCGTCGACAATTTGCCTTTCCTTCTTTTCGGTGTTGGCATTTGGCAAACCTATGTCTTGCGCAAATTGATTCTCTATTTTCTGAAGGTCTACCAGAATATCACTTGCGATATAATTTTTATTTAGGTCTGATTGAAAATACTGAAACAAAGGATCCCCTTGATTATTGACTAGCTTATTATCATAAAATACGGCGCTATCGCCACGGTTAACCATATCGAGCATTTTTTTGAAGCTTTCTGCTGTACTCTTATTTCTAGCAGCGAATGCGTAGGTTAGTTTACTATTGAACATATTTAACGATAGCGCTTCACTGGTAATTGCCATCAATTCAGCATAATAATTGACTAAATCCATAATACCGCCATAATCAGGTTGCATATAAATTAAAGTGCATTGCTTATCAATAATCAGCTTCCTAGAGCCTTTTAAAAGCGGATTAGCCACCACGCAAAACAAGGGTTGATAAAATACATTATAGCCGCCAAGTGTGCAGCCGTTCGCAATAACTCCGAATTTATCAGTATTGAAAATAGTAAAGCTGCCCCAACAATACAGGCAGTATAAAAGGTAATTTTCGGCCCAAAATTCGGGAAATTTCCATTTAAAGGTACTCATAGCCTTTTGTAGTAAATAACGCCTAAAATAGCCCGTTAAAGCTGCGTTTTGGCTATGCACTGTAGAGGGTGAAATCTCACTGTTATAAATGTTGATATGATTATAATCATAAGGTGCACCTTGCCTATATATATCATTCATAGAAAAACCCTCCTTCTATATAATTTTTAATAGTTTCTAGTTCGTTGTCGGTGCATGGTATTTCAATATCAGCATGATAACCCATAATAAAACCACTCATACTATTAATGGTTTTAGCTGCATAGACTGGAGAGCCTAAATCTGGAATTGATGATGATGTTATATGTCTAAAAACAGAATTTACTATACAAGCATTTCCTTCACTAATAATTCCAGATCCTCCAATACTTGAGGATTGCGGCGTTAGTCGCTGACTAATATTATATGATGCAGATATTGCGGATAGTCCTGCACCTGCAATATTGCCTGTTGCTAAATTAGTAACCATCGGCAGTAATGAAGTTGTTAAAAATATTGAATCTAGTCCGGCTTGTCTAACTCCTGACAATGGTATAGGTACGCCAATAGTACAAGATTCTTTATAATATGTCCCAGCTTTAGATGTTATTGTAATAACACCCCTGCCAGTAACCCCATCAATACGCACAGTTAAAGTGTTATTACCTTGTCGCGCTAAATCAGATGGTAATTGAATTATGCCCACCCTTGGGACATATATAGAATAGTTGCTAAAGGGTTCATAATTTAAATATGCTTGTGGTGTAGATTGCGGATGGTCTGGTAATGAAAACGTTACTGTACGCATAAACTCAGTACCAAGCAAAGTACCTAATGATGTCGCGTCCCAGTACCCTATTCTTGCTGGTTCATCCAAAATTGTTGATTGAGTTAATGGCAACCATATAATGGATGTGATATAATCAATAGGATTAAAACGAGTTTTCCAACTTTGATCAAACTGCGACCATCCATCTGATACGGTTCTTAAAAATTCATCAGAGTAAATAAAGTCTACAAACCTAGTTAACCTTGAATAATCAGCCATATAATACTTAGGGATTCCACTATCAGAAACCAATCCTATAACAAAAGTACCATTATTTAATGGTGTGCCTATTTGTGATAATGACCACAGATCATCAGTAGCTTGTTTATCAACAGTAATTTGATTAGTAATAGGATAATAAGGATCTTTTATATAATAATTAGCGCCCGAAGTTGCACGCAAAACATAAATATTTTGTTTTCCTATTTCAGTCCTCCAGCTTGCCAAAGCGTCAACAGACAGCGAAGCAATCCAGCGCCCGGCGTCCCATGTCCAGTTAGAAACAAAATAATAACGATGAGTACGCCAAATATATGCGTAATTATAGGCGTATGGTTCAGAATCAAGAATTAATTCTATGTTAGGATTTAGCATATCTGTAGGACTTAGAAAATTAATATCAAATAATGTGCCATTAGTTGGTATTTTTGTGCTATTCTGTTTTTTAGAAAATGTATAAAGATAACATTCCAACGCTTGCACCTCCTAAAAAAGCCCCGAATTAACGGGGCTTTTTTTGTTAGTCCAGAAGAAGAACAATGCCGTTTTCCGTGAAATCATTATAATAGCATTCGTCCCAATGCCACCATAGATTAGTATAACGCCCCGCGACATTATGCGGCGTTGCGCCCATAGCTTGATTTTTAGGAATGAATCCCATTGCTTCTTCGTCGAAAATAACTCCTAGAACTTTATTAATTTTTTGTTCTTCACCAGTGACAAGTGTGCCATCCTCTGCATTTGTATATACGGGCGTCACGTCAATGCTGTCTGGCGAATCAATGGATTGCCAGAAGTTAACCCCTTCATAGTCAACCATTTTCATGCTATCGCGCTGGAACAAATCAGACAATACCATCGTGCGTGCCTGGCTCATGAACTCATTGAACAAGTAAACCTTTTGTTTGTTTTTAGGCGTGTGCCGCTTTACTTCGTTCCCTTTAATATTTACATGCCACAGCTGAGTGCGTTCCGTCAGACGATTACTTAAAACCTCAATCCTAGCATATAGCCAGCGCACAAACGCTATAAAGTTGTCTGATTTATAAATGTCATTCACTGTTAATGTTTGATCGGTTAAAGTATTATATTCTGTGAGCAGATGAACAACACATGAAGGATTAGCAACATTAATGCCACCAATAAAGTTTGCAATAGTAGCCCTTGCTACATTTTCATGCACCTGTTCAATTTGGCTATTAATGTTAACCATAACGCCATTGAAAAACTCGGCCCATTCGTCCAATGTCCGCAAGGACATATCTAGTTGGTTATCATAAAAGGTTTTATGCTTGGCATAGGTGTTAAAGCCATAGAAATTTGTTTGAACAACGCGAGGCTTATTGACGGTGTACATGTCAATAGATTGTCCCTGCTGTAATTCAAAGGCGGGCGAGTCCTCAAAATCATCATCAAGGTAATTTACTTTACGCGTATGATTTCCGAACCGTTGCGGCCCTGCTCTAAGTCCTGCAAATTTAGCATTATACGGTCTAATGCTAAAAATTGTACGGGTCAATACCTGTGACATCGCGGTCAATAACTTATCATATCCAGTGTTCAAAACTGTTGTTGCCGCTGAAACAAATGACGAGGTGTCTGTAACCTTCAAATTCGTTTGACCTGTTGCCTGATGTACAATTTCATTAAAAACAGTTGCAGCCTGGTTTACTGTTAGCTGATTAACACTCATTCGTTATCACTCCTCATATATTCGTTAATTGTAAAGCTATTACGCTTTACTAGGTGGGTTAATGATTGCGGCGGTTATAATATCATCAACACTCTGGTCTTTAGGATAATCACCGCCGACGGTTTGAATATTATTTGCATGAATTGCGCTAGTTAAAGATTTTAGCGTTGCGTTAATTTGGTCAAGCGCCTTTGATTCAATAGCTGAGTTATCGACAGCAGGCGCAGCAGGCGCGGCAGGCGCAGCAGGCGCAGCAGGCGCAGCAGGCGCAGCAGGCGCAGCAGGCGCGCCCTGCCCTTCGTTATGCTCTGCGGCAACAAACTGTAAAATCTGGTCAGCTTTGAAGCCCGCTTTGCACAGTTCAACAATATCATTTACTTTCATCTTTAGAGCCTCCCTTTATTTTGTTTATAATGCTTTCCAGAAAATCCTTAATATTAGGATTTAATGCGCTGAGATTTTCAATAATGCTAGTAATTTCCATAAATGCAAGGTACGCTGCCGCTATAATTGTTATTGGAATATTAATTGTAATATTTAAATAAGGCAAGCACACTTCAACAATATAGCACAATACAACGGCTAGGAAAATGCCAATTTTCCGCAGCCCTCCCTTACGCATTTCGCTTGATGAATAAGTATTATTATAAAAGGATTTTACTAATCCGGTTATAATATCTAAGATAATAAATACTATAACAACAAGAAAAGGAATGAAGCTTGCACAAGTCATTACTTCACCCCCTTTCTTTGTTATGGCCCTAAACAATCAAGTTCCTAGTGTGCGTTGAACTGTACCGGCGCGCCCTTCCGAGGCCTGCACATTGGCCGGTTTGTTAGGTGTACCATAAGTATATAATACTTCCAATATAACTATTTGTCAATCAAAATATTTTTGAAATGCGATTTCACAGGCTTCATCTTCAAAGGTTATCAGATTATCCATGTAATCCATCCATAAATGAATATAGTGGCTTTTAAATCTTGCTATACCTATGTCGTCAGTTGTGAACGTTTCAGGATTCCCCGACTTATGGTGTGATATGTAATAGTCGCCCTTTCTATTTGCATAAATAGTAATTTCTCCAATCGCCGCTATAGCGTTATAGCCCTTTAGAGAATGTGATTCAATTTTACTCCCTGTATTATAATCAAATTTATTCCCTATAGACATGTCATAAAAGCGGGTTCCCTTGGTTTGAATATATAAGGCCTGTTCTTTTTTCTTACGGCTGATTTCAGAATAGCGCAAATCTATTAAACAGATTTTACGCTCTGGCATAAATTTAACTTCAATACCTCTTTTTTCCATATTCATGAAATGTTTAATCAAGCCCAGCTCTAAAAATAAGCTACAGCCTATATCTTCGCTATTGCTCGCTGCTATTGCAAGTAAAGGCTTCTGGCCTTTAAACTCACGGTTACGATTTATTGTTTCATAAGCATTAAAAAAAGCAGCAGCTTCACCTTTTATTTTTTTCTCGTGTCGTTCTGGTATAAATTCATCATAAAAGAATAATTTCATCCATTCACCGCTAAGGCCGCGCAATTTAGAAAAGGTTGTCAAGGCTCCAGCTACTCCAATAGCCTTCCCATTCGGTTTTATAACCTCGTCTTGCTCAACACCATAAAATATACCCGCTGATACCTTGGTGTTTTTTTTCATTATTATATTTATGTTGTGGTCTGTATTGTATTGATTAAAGGGGTTTAATTCGTCAGTTAATATAGTATCAAAGGCTAATTGTGTACGCCTTAAATATGTAAAGCCTATATTATTGGTTAAAACATAATCAAAAACCCCATAGGTTTTACCTGTTCCACGGCCTCCAACTATATAAATAAAGGTAATGCCCTGCGCTTCACAGCGCTTCACAATTTCCGGAACATTCAGCCATTCGTCCGGTGTATATAACCATTCTGTTTTCATCCTTAACACTCCTGTAATGCGAAAAAAACAGCCGTCCGGCTGTTTTTTTCGCTCTGAAGATTTTTAG